GTTGCTGACGACTTACAGTTTGGTGCTTTACTTTTAAATAATGGGTTAGTGGATGATTGGCAAACTGATGTGGGACTAGATGTGTTAGAAAAACATTTACCACAACGAATCAGTAAAACTCAAACACTAGTGGATTTTCAAGACTACAAAATTGATGAATATCAATGGGAATGGAACCGAAAACAAATACCCATGTTGGGCAGTCACGGCTGTGTACGACAATGTAGTTTTTGTGATGTTGTGGTGCACTTTAAAAAATACGATTATGTTGAAGCTGATTATCTAACTCAACAGTTAATTGATGTTTACAATCAAACCAATGTAAGCACTGTGCAATTTGTTGACAGCTTGGTCAACGGTAGTATGAGCAATTTTCTTGCCTTATTAAAAAATCTTTCTACCAGCAAGGATCAAGCACTACTGCCTGCAGACTTTGCCTGGAGTGGCACCTACATTTGTAGACCACACAGTAAACAACTGGATCAGATACACGAGTACCTGGGCTCCAGTGGCGCTGAGAATTTGATAATTGGTGTTGAAACTGGCAGTGATCGAATTCGTTTTGAGATGGATAAAAAATTCACCAATACTGATTTGCTGTCGGAACTGGCAGCATTTAATCTACAAGGCGTAAAAACACAACTGTTGTTCTTCCCCAGTTGGCCAACAGAAACACTGGCAGACTTTGACGATACCCTGACGCTTTTTTCTGCTCTCAGTAACTGGGCACATGTTGGCACTGTGGACAGTGTGAGCTTGGGCAACAGTGGATTTGTGTTGTTGGATAATACTCCAGTTGACAACAATCGAGATCAAATTGGATTAGAGCCTGGGCCAACAGCATTTTTGTGGCACTGTGCACAGAATCCCGAATTGGATTTCTGGGAAAGCATGCGACGTCGTATGGTCATGCACTACTATGCCATTGCTTTGGGCATACCATTGGCCAGAGAAGCAGATTTTTTGAGGTATCTTAAATACACCATTCAAACTGACCTGGCAGCTATAGTAGATTATACTGGAAGAGTCAGTGTTGATTTTATTTCCAATCAACTAACTGATAAACTTGTGTCCACTGTGTGTAAAAATAAAATTAAAATGTCCGTGATCAACAGTGGGTCGGCCCCAGTGACTATGACATTGACTATCAACCAACAACTGCACACCGAACAAATATTGTACCCAGGACCCAACAGTTTTACCTGGGATTTAGATCACTATCATTCCCAGACCACAATTAAATTTGATTTTATGTTTGATGCTGTGTATCAACCACTGTGGGATAGATACGACAGTGGTGACTATTACGCACGTAATGGTTTGTATGTGAATGAATTCTACGTTGATGGCCGGGATATTACACTCAGTGCATTTAACAACATAGTTGTGGCTGATTCAGATATTGATGTGCCACAGGACTTTTATGATCATCAAAATCAAAGAGTGATACCTGGACCAGGACAGTTAACCTTGCAAATACCTCAACACATGAGTTTTCAAGAATATGTGTTGAGATCCATGAACCCAGCAGGGTTCCGGGAAATGGATCATTTGATATCTGAGATTCAGGACTACTGTTCTAAGTTTTGATCTGGCCAATCACGGAACAAGGCATGTTGAATTGTTCCTGACACAAACTGATTAAAGCTCTTGTGTTTAGCTTCGAGCTCACCACTCAGTGGAGCCACACGTTTAAATGCCGAGTCCATCTGGGCCATGTCTCGAAACTCCATGAGTATCATCCACTCAGGCATGGCAGCAATACTACGAAAACCCATTTTGCATCTAGTGATGCGATAGTCCTCCATGCGTCCTTCGTCTTTTAAATGATCAAAAAATGATTTCATTCCATTGACCCAGTCTAGATCAGAAATGTCGCCTTCTTTATCAGCCCAGATTGTATAAATGTCTGCCATGTGTTACTCCATTGGTCCCAGTACTTTAAAGCCTTGTATGTCAAACATATAGGGCTCCACAGATTCAAAATACATGAATCTAAATCCTCGATCGCGATAAATCGCGCACTCGTTTTGAAAACTACGTATGCCTAATCTCAATTTGGGATTACGATAATCCCAAGCATGATGATCACATACCACGCTGTGCTCATCCCACACACGATACATGCTCCAGGCCACTAGTTTGTTGTTGTCACGATAGCCCCAAACTTCGGTACCTGGGACAAAAAATCTACCAGGTATCATGGGCATTACACTGTGAAAATGTTTGTGGAGACAATATGCTCGGTACACTTGTAATATATCATCTACAGGCACAGGGTCCAGCAATTCACATTCAACATCGGCTTGTGCAGTTACTTGACTGAGATCTATTCGTGCAAAGGTTAGGCTCATGTGCGTGGATCTTTTCTGTGCTGAAACAAGGATACAAGATAGTCTTCGGGCCAAGTATCGTAAAATCCCTTGCGGGCCATGATTTTTGCCTTGGTATCAAGATCACTGAGACTTTGTACCAATGCTAGTGCATAGGTGCCCTGATTCATGCAAACACCGTTGACTATCTCAACATCACTGGGATGATCTTCAAGTGCCAATAAATCGGCTGCTAATAAAAAATCTTTATTGGCATGATCTAAACTGGCAGCAAACAAGTCATGTGGCCATTCTGTGGGATCATAAACATATACAACAACTTCTTTGTTGCCCAGGCCATGACGTGCTCGGTTCTTTAAATCGTAGTAGGGATCTGATCCAATGAATACATCGTAACTATTTTTTAATCGTGCTGACCGTGCATACGGACACGGAGGAAACCCTCCCAGTGCAGGATGTGGAACTTCTACAAAGTTCACAATCCATTGTTCAATATCTTGTTTGACTTGATCTAAATTCATTAAAAGTATTGTAGGCCAGTTTTTTTAGTAGTTTCCAGATTTTCTTTGATTAAAATCCCTACTAAACTTCTTTCGTTGTGACTCAGTTGCATGGCTTCTGCATAAGTTAATCCACCTCGCATACTCCAGCACATTCTAAGCACATCCGATTTGATACTTTTGGCCTCCTTTTCCATGCGTTCCACTGAAAGAGCAATGTCTTCAGCTTTTTGGGTCAGGAGGCGGCTCCGAAAAAATTTGACATATCTAATGTAATTGCTTGCTGATATTCATGATTGCAATTGCCACATTGAATTTTTAAAGGCTGTATTTCGGCTACTTGTTTGTTTTCGATGATGTAGTCTCGTATTTTTCCAAACACTGTTCGATCACAGTTGCTGAGAAACTCAAAGATGTGATTGATGTCGCTTACCTGTGCTTGTGGAGTTTTTATTAAACCAATGTTTTGCGCCAGGGCTTTTGTGGTCACTGTGGTGATTTTTCTAAGTACTTCTCCAATGTGCAACACTTTGGTAGCATCATCGGCATTTTGATCCTGCAACATCTGCAGGGATTTTTGCTCTTCAAATTGTACCATGCTGTTTTCGTTCATTTGACGATAACTCATGGGCTTTAAAAATATCTCTAGATCCCCGATCAACAATTGCTTGCCAAATGCCGGACTCTTAATGTTGTCAACTACAGTTCTTAGATCAATGGCATAGTCAGCAACGTTTTCACAAGATGGGCATTCGGTGCTGATGTCCAACTCATGACCATAAGTGGCAATTCTAATGGCCACCAACACTGTGTCTATGTCCATGCCTGGCATTTTCCAAGCATCTTTAATGTTGGGCATACAGCTTTGAATCACTGATACCACTGCCGAACCGTTGAATAAACTGTCCGGTGTTCGATATGTTATTTCGTCTAAAGTAGTCATGGGCAACACTGGGTATTCACCATTTTCTGTGGTTTCAAACGCCCCAGGCGGATAAAACTTACCATCGCTTGGTAATCTAATGTAGATGGCGGGTTGCCTAAAATATTGGCTTAATGGGTTTGTCATGAGTTTCCTAACCGGTAAATATGTAGTTAGAATTATTTATAGGCTTGAAACGCATGGACCAACAATTAATAGACCTGATTGAAGAACTTCGAAAAGTAACCCCAGAACTGAAAAAGCTTGGTTCAACTCGGGGCACCGAAGGTGGCGCCATGGCCGATCGTGGCATTGATAAACTGATTGTTGCACTGGGTAAATTAAATTTAACCATTGAAACCATAACCAAAGGTGTCAAAGCATCAGCTGACCTAGAGCGGTTGGCCATGCAAAAATTTGCAGCCGAAGTAGATGACACCACAGACGAACTTGCCAAATTAACAAAAGCAGAAAAAGATCTTGAAAGAGCCACTAGAGAAGCTGCCGAGACCACTGCTCGATCTGCTGCCATGGCATCTATGTCTGACCGAGATCGCAAAAACTTCGAAAATGATGAAGCTAAAAAACAAGCTAGAATAAAAAATGAAGAAATGCTCAAGGATCTGGTCACCAGTAGAGATACCAGAACTGCGGCTTCTTTGTATGTTGATGAATTGTTTAGAGGATTAACAGTTAGTAAACTGGTTAACCGTGGCGTTGAGAATCTTGCAGGAGAAAATGTTAATTTACTTGTGAGCCTTAAAGCATTGACCGCAGTTACTGAAGGTGTGCTAGATACATTTGGCAAAGTCACTGGCGCCATAGGCAAAGTTCTACTAGATCTAGGCAACGGTGCCAAAAGCTTTAATCAGCTCAGTCCAATCATTGACGCTGTTAGCTCGGGGCTTGGGGCTCTAGTAGGTAAAATTCCACTCATAGGTGGAGCATTAGAAGCTGGAGTTAAGGTAGCTGCCGAAGGTGCTAAATTTGTTCTAGACCAACTGCAAAAAACCAGCGAAGCATTCAATGAACTAGCGCAAGTGGGCGGAGTCACTGCCAACGGCATGTCGGGACTGCAACAGCAGTTTATTGAGTCAGGCATGAGTCTTGACGGGTATAAAAAAGCCATCACAGAAAATGCCGGTGCATTGGCCAGGTTTGGAGGCACAGTTGGGCAAGGTAGTGAAAATTTCAGCAAGTTTGTTGGCGACATTACCACTAGTGGTGCTGGTGATGCCCTGCGAAGACTTGGCTACAGTGCAGACCAAATAGGAGAATCAGCTGGGGCCTTTGTCACACAACAATCGAGACTGGGCCTAGCTCAACGGAAAACTAATGCCCAACTCACACAAGGCACAATTCAATATGCCAAAGAATTAGATTTGCTGTCCAAGGTCACAGGCATGAATCGCAAAGAGATTCAAGCACAGCAAGATGCTGCCTTGAGTGAAGGAAGATTCCGGGCACAGATTGATGAAATGATCGGTGAAGGAAATGAAGGCAACGCCAAAGCTTTGATGGACTTCCAAACTCAGGTCAATCGCCTAAGCCCAGAGTTGGGAGCAGCCATTAGAGATGTATCAACTGATTTGGTCAACAGTGATGCGGCCATCAAGGGCTTTAACAGCTCCGGCGGACAAATTCAAAACATTGTCAACAGCCTCAAAAATGGTGAAATTGATCAAGCTGAAGCACTGCGAAGATTGCAGGAAGCCACAAAAGAAGCTGAATTAAATCAGCGAAGTTTTGCCAAGGCTGCTGGCGATGGACAAGATGTGTTTGTCAAGTACGCTGAACTCAGTGACTTCAATCGTGCAGCCATTGAAGGTAATACACTCAAAGCACAAAAGGCACAAGATGCGCAAATTGCTGGACAGGATAAGTTAACCAACGATACTGTAACAGCACAAAAGAGCATGGAGCAGTTGAGTCGTCAAATCACAATGTTTGGATTTGCTGCCATGCCCAAGGCCACCGAAGCAGTGGTATCATTCACTGGGGCATTGAACAAATTTGTAAAATATGTTGGCAAAGAATTGGGTATTCAACTGCCAGAGATAGGCAACGCAGGCGGTCCTGCTGGACCACAAGTACCCGAATCACGTGCCAAAGCTGAAGCTAAAGTTGCGGCTGATGCTGAAGTAGCTAATGCAAAGTTTGAACTAGCGGCCAGAGTTAATGACCAGGTCAAGGCAGCACAAGAAGAATACAACGTCATGTTGCGAAACAAGGCTGCACAAGAAGACCTGCTGGCGCAACGCAACCGAATCAAAGCACTTGAAGATGAGCGAGCAAAATCTGAATCAGAAGCCATGAATGCTCAACGCAAGATGGATCAATCCGTGCTTGAAGCTGCCAATGAGCGCAAGCGATTGCGAAAAATTGAAAATACACTTCCGCTGTATGAACAGCAGGTGCAGGCCGCTGAAAATCAGATTTTAAACCTAAGAGATAAAAAGTCCAAGCTTGAAGAACAAATTGCCAATGCTGAAAAAACTGGCATGCCCAAGCCTTTGGTTGAAGCTCGAAAGCTGGCCATTGCTGGAATTGAAGAAGAGCTGTTAAAATCACAAAAAGAATTATTAAAACAAACAGACATCCTCACCAAAGCTAGAAAAGAAGTAGCCAAACCATCAACTCAAGCAGGGCCTTTAGCTGATGTCATTGCTCGAGGTGAAAGCAAAGGTGCAGGTGACTACAATGCTGCCAACTATGCCGGCGGCAAGAAAATTTACAAGCCTGGGGAAAAGAATGTAACCAGCATGTCAGTTGGCGACGTTATGCGCGAGCAGTCGTCGGGGCAGATATTTGCGGCTGGCAGATATCAAGTCACTCCCAATACCATGACTGCGGCCGTAAAAGCACTGGGACTCAAAGAATCAGACACGTTTGATGCTGGCACACAAGACCGAATATTCAAGGAATTCCTAGTAGGGGTCAAACGCCCCGAAGTACAAAAAGTACTGGCCGGTGACAAAGGCGCTGACATTGAAAAAGCAGTGCTGGATCTAGCCAAAGAATTTGCCAGTGTGGGTATTCCTAAGGCAATGAAGATCAATGATGAATTTGGATCACGCAATATCAACGCAGGTGAAAGTTACTATGCTGGTGTTGGCGGAAATCCGCTTGGCCCGGCAACAATTACCCCTGAACAAGCCAAGGAAGCATTGTTAGCATCAGCCGGCATGCAACTACCAAAGATGGCATTGGGTGGGGTGACCCAGGGACTGAGTCTTGTCGGCGAAAAAGGCCCAGAGGCAGTAGTACCTTTGCCCAATGGTAGATCAATCCCAGTTAATCTAGGATTGCCAGATGAGTTCATCAAGCTAATTGAATTATCAAAATCAAGTTTAGGCACACAACAGACTCCGGATTCACAAAATACTCTAGATTATGCTGTATTAAGTAGAATGATTAATCAACGACAAACTCTGGAATTACCCAGTGAGTTTAATAAATTAGTTGAGCTATCAAAGTCAAATCTGGGTACACAACAGCAGATTCTAGATGCGTCTATTAATTCAGACTACAATAAACTGAGTCGTGTAATTGGTGGGCAATTAGATGGCAAGCCAGTTGCAATTAAGATAGCAGAAATATCACCTGAGCTACAAAATGTTTTAAAACCTGATAGTAATTTGCCCAGGATCGACAGCCCTGGGCTGGTAATAGGACAGCAAAAAATAGAAGCCCCTCAGCAAGCATTTACATCAGTGGAAACATTTTTTCAACGTCAGATGTCAGATTTAGCCACAACAAAGATTGAAAACAACAACGAATTAGTAACTGCTGTGCAAAATTTAACAGCTGAAATGGCCAGATCTTCAGGTTCAACAAACGCACCCACTGATGGTATGGTTGCAGGATTGTTGGAACAACTAGTTTCTCTGCAGGCAAGAAACAACAGCACAGCTGAAAGAATGTTGCAAGTAACACAGTCTTAAACATAAGTAATAGACTATGAGCTGGAAAAAATATTTTAAAGTAGCAAATAACAACGGCGAACTTAGCCCACTCAGTGGCAAAGGGTCGGATGGATTGCCTGGGTATGGGAGAAACGATGGACGAGATCCGTTAAAAGGTCATGCTGATGTTGTTTATAGAAACTATGCCAGCCGATTACCAGAGGTTTACAGCGGACACCCCAACCGTGTACAACGCTACAATCAATATGAACAAATGGACTGCGACAGCGAGATCAACGCATGCCTGGACATTTTAGCTGAATTCAGCACACAAAAGCTCAAAGATGAAAATGTGCCTTTTCAAGTAAATTACTCTGAAACTCCCACAGACAACGAAGTCAAAATCATCAAGCAACAGCTACAGCAATGGGTCAAACTCAACAAGCTAGATCAACGTATTTTTAGAATTTTTCGTAACACCATCAAGTATGGCGATCAAGTGTTTGTGCGTGATCCTGAAACATTTGAAATGTACTGGGTTGATATGACCAAAGTGGCTCGAGTTATTGTCAACGAAAGCGATGGCAAGCGTCCTGAACAGTATGTGATTAGAGACATCAACCCTAATTTTCAAAATTTAACAATAGCAGCCAAGACCACCACTGATTACCAAAGCAACCCCCCTTCGTCAGGCTACGTGGCTCCAATGAATTACAGTGTGCCTAATCAAGGCGGCGGCGGCAGTGGGCAATCACGTTTTGCCGCGGCAATGAATGAATCTGTGTTAGATGCCAAGCATGTGGTGCATTTGAGTTTAACTGATGGCTTGGACTTTTACTGGCCGTTTGGGCAAAGTATTTTAGAAACAATATTTCGAGTATTCAAACAAAAAGAACTGTTAGAAGACTCAGTATTAATCTATCGTGTGGCACGTGCCCCCGAGCGTAGAGTATTCAAAATTGACGTGGGCAATATGCCGTCGCACTTGGCCATGCAGTTTGTGGAACGTGTTAAAAACGAAATACATCAGCGTAGAATCCCCAGCCACACCGGCGGTGGGCAAAACATCATGGACAGCAGTTATAATCCGCTATCCATCAACGAAGATTACTTTTTCCCACAAACAGCAGATGGTCGTGGATCCAGTGTCGAAGTATTGCCTGGTGGATCCAATCTAGGCGAAATTGACGATTTAAAGTATTTTAACAACAAAATGATTCGTGCTTTGCGGGTTCCAAGTAGCTATCTACCAACAGGACCCGATGACAGTGAACGAGCATTCACCGACGGCAAAGTGGGTACAGCATTGATTCAAGAGTATCGATTCAACCAATACTGTCAACGACTGCAAAGATTGATTATCCAAAAACTGGATGATGAATTTAAAATGTTCATGCGCTGGAGAGGGTTTAACATTGACAGCGGCCTGTTTAACATTGATTTTAATCCACCACAAAATTTTGCCAGCTATCGCGAAGCTGAACTTGATATTACTAGAGTTCAAACATTCTCAACACTGGAACAGGTTCCTTATCTAAGCAAGCGATTCTTGTTGAAACGTTATTTGGGACTAACTGAAGAAGAAATTAGAGAAAACGAAGAGCTATGGGACGAAGAACGCGGTGATCCCGCAGCCCCAGAACCAACTGGTACTAACTTGCGCAGTGTGGGAGTAACACCAGCTGACATGCAAACAGATATTCAAACAGGTCAAGACATGAATGCTCTAGACACTGGTGAAGAAATTGGACCACCACCCGGCGGTGCTGGTACTATAACGCCCGGACAACAGCCAGCGGCTGCTGTGGGTTCGCCCACAGCATAAATAACAGCATGATACTGCTTGAACTCTATCAACCACAAAAACCAGCTTACCAAGATCTAGAACAAGATAACAGTCAGCCACGCCTGGGTGACTTGCGTAAAACCAAGTTGACCCTGCGCCAAATCAACAAACTTAGACAACTAAACGATGTTCGACAGATTGAATTTAAAGAACGTTTAGAAAAAGTCAAAAAACAATACGCTCCTCCTCCTCAGCCTTTGTAGTATGACATTGATAATGTCATAATCTACAGTTTTTAATAAAAAACCACCGATAAACACTGAGTTTATGTTTCGATGTGTAAATATCACATCGAGCCGTAACCTTGGAGGAACTCATGAACAAATTTGAACAACTTATTGAATACGTCATCAATGATGAAGACGGAAAAGCCCGCGAACTATTTCACGAAATTGTAGTGGAAAAAAGTCGCACCATCTATGAAGAAATGATGGAAAATGAAGAAGTAGAAGAAGCCAAAGACGAAGAAGTCGAAGAAGGCAAAGAAGAGATTGATGAAGCTGATGAAGAAGAACTTGATGAAGGCGAAGAAGAACTAGATGAAATGGGACTTGGTGGCGACAAAGCTGACAACCTCATGAACAGCATTGAAACTGAAGAATCAGGTGTTTCAATGGAAGGCGAAGATGATGGTGTTGAGGCCGAAGCCGGTGACATCGAAGATCGCGTAGTTGATCTTGAAGACAAATTAGACGAACTCATGGCAGAATTTGAAGCCATGATGGGCGATGATGCTGGCATGGGCGACATGGACGATGCTGAAATGGACATGGACGATGCTGAAATGGACATGGACGATGCTGAAGCCAATGCTGCCGACGGCATGAGTGACGAAGAAGTTGTTGACGACGAATTTGAAACTGAAGGCATGTTTGAAAACGTTACTCTTAAAACTGTTGCTAAACCCAGCAACACTGAAGAAGCAAGCAACAAGAAAAGCGTAGTTGCGGCCAACAGCGGTGCACGTGGTGCATTAGCTAAGCCAGTACATACTGGTGCCAACGAAGGCGGCAAGCACGATTCATCTGCTTACAAAAATAATGTCAAAGACATGATTGGTAAAGTGGGTAATACTCCTGCTCAAAGCACACAAAAACCAACACCAGCTACTAAACCAAATTTAGGCCAAGCTGGCGGGGTGAATAACAAAAGCGTTATTCAATAAGGAACCAAGGTAAATGGCTCATTACCTAAGAGAGAATCTTACTTTTCACCAAGCCAACATTGTTATTGAAGGCGCTGGTGAAGGTAAGGATCTTAAGATGTCTGGAATTTGCATTGAAGGCGGTGTAAAAAACGCCAACGAGCGCATTTACCCAGTGCATGAAATTGAACGAGCAGTTAATACAATTAATCAACAAATCAAGCAAGGTAATTCTGTCATGGGCGAGGTAGACCACCCCGATGATTTAAAAATTAACCTAGATAGAGTCAGCCATGTCATGGAACCCATGTGGATGGAAGGCCCTAACGGATTTGGTAAGTTAAAAATTCTACCTACACCAATGGGCGAACTGATTAAAACCATGTTGCAATCAGGTGTAAAATTAGGAGTTTCGAGTCGCGGCAGCGGAAATGTTGACGACAGAACGGGACACGTCAGTGATTTTGAAATAGTCACTGTCGATATTGTTGCCCAACCCAGCGCCCCCCACGCATATCCCAAAGCCATCTATGAAGGCATGATGAATATGAAGTATGGACATAAAGTGTTTGAAATAGCACGTGACGCCGGCAAGGACAGCAAGGTACAGAGATACCTGAAAGAGGAAGTAAACCGCCTCATCAGAGATCTCAAGATCTAAGGAGAAATGCATGTTAGATGCTATCAAACCATTATTAGATAGCGGCCTAATTAACGAGGATGTTAGTCGCGAGCTCAACGAAGCTTGGGAATCAAAACTAACTGAAGCTCGTGAGCAGGTACGTGCAGAACTTCGCGAGGAGTTTGCACAACGTTATGAGCATGATAAAAGTAATATGGTGGAAGCCCTGGATCGTATGGTAACAGAGGGTCTTACATCAGAGATCAAAGCAGTCAGCGAAGAAAAGCGCCAACTTGCCGAAGATCGTGTAAAATCACAAATTAAGATGAGAGAAAGTGCTACAAAGTTTAACGACTTTATGGTATCAAAACTCGCAGAAGAAATTGGTGAACTACGTAAAGACCGCAAGCAACACAATGAAAGCATTAATAAGCTTGAAAAGTTTGTTGTTAAAGCACTTGCAGAAGAGATCCATGAATTCTCACAAGACAAGAAGGACTTAGTGGAAACTAAAGTTCGTTTAGTCCGTGAAGCTCGTGGTAAACTTGAAGGCTTGAAGGCACGTTTCGTTAAGGAAAGTGCTGGAAAAATGAGCAAGGCTGTTAGCCATCATCTAAAACAAGAGTTATTTCAATTACATGAAGATATCAAAGTTGCTCGCGAGAACAATTTTGGTCGTAAGATTTTCGAAGCTTACGCTGCCGAATTTGGCGCCACTCACCTCAATGAGAACGCCGAAGTACGCAAATTAAAAATGCAATTAGATGCTCGTGATCGCCAATTGAGCGAAGCCACCAAGATTGTACGCAAGGCCAAAACCTTGGTAGAATCTAAAGAGACAGAGATCCGTGTGATTAAAGAATCCAATGAACGTGCAAACGTCATGGAGGAATTGCTTGGCCCGTTGAATAACGACAAGCGAGCAGTCATGCAAAATCTCTTAGAAAGCGTACAGACGTCTCGTCTTAAGAACGCTTATGAGAAGTATCTACCAGCAGTCTTAGCTGACACTTCACCAAGAGCCCGAAAAGTAATTAGTGAAAATGTCAGTGTAGTAACTGGTGATAAAACCGTGCCAGCCGCGCAAGAAGAAGATCGCAGTAATGTGATTGACATCAAACGCCTGGCTGGTCTAAATTAATAGTAACAGAAGGAGACTTAGATGTCGCAAGAACTATTAGAAAGCCGTTGGGACGAGACCAAAGAAGCTCTCATGGAAGGCCTTAAGGGCAACCGTCGCAACTCAATGAGTGTTATTCTTGAAAACACTCGCAAGTACCTGAAAGAGAACGCCAGTTCTGGCTCTACTGTTTCCGGTAATATCGCTACGCTGAATCGTGTTATTCTGCCAGTGATTCGACGTGTTATGCCCACTGTTATTGCCAACGAAATCGTTGGTGTACAGCCCATGACAGGTCCAGTTGGACAGATCCATACTCTGCGTGTACGTTATGCGTCCACAATGACTGATCAATCAGCAGCCGCTACTTCTGTAGTTGCTGGTGAAGAAGCATTGTCTCCATTCAAGATCGCTGTTGCATACTCTGCAGGCGCTCGTGGTGCTGACAACGCTGCCACTACACAAACTGCCGCTCAAGGTTATGCTGGTGCTCAAACCGCTACTCTTGAAGGCAATGGTGGTCGTCAGATCAGCGTTCAGATCTTGAAACAAGCTGTTGAAGCCAAGACTCGCAAATTGCAAGCTCGTTGGACATTTGAAGCTGCTCAAGACGCACAAGCCATGCATGGTATTGATGTTGAAGCAGAAATTATGGCTGCTTTGGCACAAGAGATCACAGCTGAGATTGACCAAGAGATCCTATTGAGCTTGCGCTCATTGGCTCAGACTGAGTTCACATACAACCAAGCTACCGTTTCTGGTACAGCTACATTCGTTGGTGACGAGCATGCCGCATTGGCTGTTTTGATCAACCGTGTTGCTAACTTGATCGCACAACGCACACGTCGTGGTGCTGGTAACTGGGCTGTTGTTTCTCCAGCAAGTTTGACAGTGTTGCAATCTGCAACTACTTCAGCTTTTGCTCGCACAACAGAAGGCACATTCGAAGCACCTACAAACACCAAGTTTGTTGGTACATTGAACGGCGCAATGCGTGTGTTCGTTGATAGCTATGCTAGCGACTCTACACCTGTGTTGGTTGGTTACAAAGGTTCTTCTGAGGCTGATGCCGCAGCGTTCTATTGCCCATACATTCCGTTGATGAGCTCTGGCGTTGTGTTGGATCCAAGCACATTCGAACCAGTTGTGTCATTTATGACACGTTATGGTTACATCGAGTTGACAAACACTGCATCTAGCTTCGGCAATGCTGGTGACTATGTTGGCGAGATCGCTGTGTCTAACCTTTCATTCTCCTAATCAGAGAACTACCCAGGGATGGGAAGGCAAGAAACCTGCTTCGGCAGGTTTTTTGTTGGCTGTATTTTTCTCTACTAAATATTTTTGTAGCAAGTTGCTACAAGCTCGTGTTTAACACACATACACACAAAGGAGAAAACTATGAGCAAAACACCTTACGAGATCCGTCTCGAACTTCTCACCCTGGCCAAAGAAATTCTTCAAGCGCCAATTTACGAAAAACGTAGCAAACTCAGCGACGAATATCATTCCAAGCTAACTGATGCCAATCGTGATAGTTTACCGTTTCCAACCATGCCTGACTTCCCGTCAACAACGGCTATTGTTGCCGAAGCCGAAGCACTTAAGAAGTTTGTAGATCAAGCGTAAACTAAAGCCACCCTAGGGTGGCTTTTTGTTGACTTATAAATTATTTGGGGTCTGCAGAATCGTCAAGTGGTGGTAACATTCCGTTACTGTGTTTGTCGTTGGGGGTATCAACATCTTGAAAAAGTCGCTTTTCTTGTTGCGTTAATTCTTTAAATGTTTTACGTGGATTACCGCACATTACACATTTTGGATTACCGCAATTCATGGCATGATGTTTGGCAAACTTATGCGGCTCTGTCACAGGGACTCCAAATTCTCGGGCAATTTTGGTCTGCTTTTTTATAGCATTCTCATCCTTTTGGAGACGTTTGCTGTGTTTGAATTTGTCTTCTTCTGTACTCATGTGCTTGCTTCTTGTATCTTATTGTACAACATTTTCTGGTTAAAAACAAAATTCTGAAC